GATGGATGATAGAGATCTTGTAGAACTGTGTGATGAAACTTTTCAAGAACATATTTTCCAAATGTGGAAATTGGATTATTTGCTGACAGCAACATCGCATGGTCCTAATTTGTTGAACGATGATGTTTTGCGGAAAATTTTTTATGATGTTAAGTTTGGGAATATCAGACCTCATTCCGACGATTTGCCCTGGTTATCTAAGATTGCAGTGAATGCAGTTACTTCTGGTGTGAAGAAGTGGTTTTTATCACAATACACACCTTTGAATTGGTTAGATTCCCTGTGTGGGTTTAGACCTATTCGATCTATGACAACTAGAGCATTGCAGGGTGAGGTTCAACACATTTTAGATAACCATTTTACACCAGCAGTTGTTCAACTAATGCCAAATTGGATAGCAGAAACACAATTCGCATCAAGATTGCGTGAGAGATGGAGGAAAGTTGCAGCCATGCGTGACTTTACTAGACATTTTAAGTTTACTCTTTGGGGCCTTGGTATATTAGGACTACGAGGATCATATAGATACAGCAGAGGTAACACTCCTCTACTGGAAGCTTTGATTGTAGTTCCTGGAACTATGGCCACTTTGGTACTTGGACATGCATATTACATTGAGCGTCAGAGACATTATGTCGATGAGTATCAACAAAGACGTGATGCATTGCCTGTGTCTGTAAAAGAAATTCGAGATTCTCCTGTGATTCAGGGAGCTTGTGCGATTGCACTGTTGTTGTGTGGTTTAAAAGCTATGCAATTGTGGAATAAAGCTCGAATTCAGAACATTAAACCTCAAACCATGAATTCAGATAGTAGTGGTGGGTGGTTTCAAATGTTCACGTCTTCACGATTGACTTTCAAGAAGAATACAAAGAATCTTGGAGCAATTTCCAAACATGCAGTTGAAACATTTAAAAAGAACAGCCTCTTCTTTGCTGATTTTGTTCGAGATGATGGCACACGAACACGATGTAATGTGTTTTTCCCAAAAAAGGGTGTCATTATGTTTCCAACACACAACTGGTATTATAAAGCTGACATGAATGGTAAAAAGTCATCAACATTGAAAGTAACAGTAACACGTTCATTGAATGCAGGAGGTTTCTTCACATTCATATTGGATGAAACTGTTTCTTATGATGACCCAGTGTCAGATTGTTGCTATGGCTTTGTTCCAAATTGTCCTGATTTTCGGGATCGATCAAAATGGTTTCCAGAGTCAACATGTACTGGGAAAAGTGTGTGTGCATTATTGGTGAAAGATGGTGTTGAAATGACAACGGATCGTATAGAAGTAGATTTTAAACCTTCAGTTGGTCATTGTTACCGTAGTTTCCCTGGAGGTGAATATAACTCTCCTTTGTCAATTGTGGGTTCATGTATGGGTCTGATAATATCAGAAACTGCAGAACCTCACATATTAGGCTTTCATATAGGAGGGATTGAAACACATGGTCATGGAGTTTGTCAGACCATAACTCTTGGGAAACTTAATGCAGCTTTGGAAAGATTGGCGAAACTGCCTGGAGTTCATATTCCTGCTCAACCAACAGATCTACCAGAACAGTATGGACGTGTTATTATTGAGACGGAACGAATTCATCCACATTGCAAAGCAGCAAGTTTGGAATCTGGTGATTTCATTGATGTTTTGGGGAGCACTCGTTTGCGAACACAACAACGATCAGAAGTCATTAGGTCTGAACTTTCTCCACATATTGAAGAAATTTGTGGTGTGGAGAATAAGTGGGGGCCTCCTAAATTCAGTCCTAATTGGAAAGCATTCAATGCGACACTTGAACACATGGTTGATGCTCCTTCTATGTTTAAGCCTTCTAATGTTGAAAAAGCACGTGAGGATTGGATTAAACCATTGAAGCTTGAGATTGTAAAAACTTCTATTGCACCACTGACTTTTAGTGAAGCAATTATAGGCGTTGAAGGAAAGAAGTTTTTGGATCCATTGCCAATGAGTACAGGGATGGGTTTCCCATTGTATGGAAAAAAGAGATCGCATTTTGAGGATGTGGTTGTAAATCATAAACTTGTGGATCGAATACCAGATTGGCAAGTTCAGAAGGAATTTGACAGAATGATGAATTGTTGGCAAAAAGGAGAGAGAGCATATCCAGTATGTGCTGCTACTCTTAAGGATGAACCAACAAAGCTTACTTCAGACAAGGTGCGTGTTTTTCAAGCAGCACCAGTGGCGCTGAGTATAGCTATTCGAAAATATTTTCTACCAATATCTCGTTTTTTGTGTCAAAATTCTATTTTGTCTGAGTGTGCAGTTGGATTAAATAGTTTCTCAACTGATTGGGAGGAAATGATGTCACATGCTTACAAGTATGATGACAAGGAAGTGTTGGGTTGGGATTACTCGAAGTATGATGTTCGGATGTCAGCCCAAGTAACTTTGGCAGCCTGGAGGTGTTTAATTGATTTAGCCAAAACAGCAGGATATTCTGTTGATGATTTACATATTATGAGGATGATGATCTTCGATATCATTCATCCACTTGTGGATTACAATGGAGTTCTGTTGATGGCTTTTAACATGAATACGTCAGGCAACAACATGACAGTGATTGTTAATAGCATTGTGGGATCAATCTATTTGAGATTAGGAATTTTTCATGCCCTACCAGAAGTGACCGACAGCAGAGAAGTGTGTGCTGCTTTAACTTATGGGGATGATTTCACTGGGTCCATTAAACCTGTCTACCGGAAACGTTTCAATTTCATGATTTATCAACGCTTTTTAGCTCTTCATGGAGTGAAAATCACATTGCCTAACAAAAGTACAGACAGTGTAGAATTCCTGAAGATTGAAGATGTTGATTTTTTGAAAAGAAAGTCAAAATTTATACTTGAGATTGGACATACAATAGGGTGTTTGGATGAGATGTCCATTTTTAAATCTCTCCATTGTAATGTGAAATCCCGAAGCGTCACACATGTTCAGCAAATGACTTCATGTATTGAAACAGCTCTTCACGAGTGGTTTGGACATGGACGTGGAGTTTATGAGCTGAGACGTTCACAATTAAAAGAGGTTTGCTCCAGTTCACGTGCAAACTTGCCACTATCTATTCTTGATGTTGATTTCGATCAACGAGTTGAAATGTGGAAGAAACATTATGAACAAACTTAAGTCTTTCTGGTTACCAATTGTACAAAGGCGGAAAGCAAAACAAATCGTGTAATTACTGTACAAATTTTGCACAAATTTATATTAAC